GGTATTGCTAAAATGGCAGGCGATAGATCAGGCGCTATGTTAACATCCATGAACCCTGATTCAGGGGGCTTGTCAGGACTATATAAACGTGCTATGAAGATGAAGGAGTAATTAAATGGCAGAAATCGACAAAGGACTCCCAAACACTAGAACTGAAATCGACATCCCTTCAGATGAAGAGATGGCAGAAGAGGTTGGTGTTCAGGAGGAAGAAGCAGAACAAAAAGGACCCGTTGAAGTAACACCTGAAGAAGATGGTGGTGCTACAATTGACTTTGAACCAGGATCAATCAACATTCCTGGAACAGAAAATCATTTTGATAACTTAGCAGATATTTTACCAGAAGATGTAACTGAACCAATCGGAAACGAAATGGTACAGAATTACATGGATTATAAATCTTCAAGAAAAGATTGGGAAGATACTTATAAAACAGGTTTAGATCTTTTAGGTTTTAAATACGAAAACAGAACAGAACCTTTTCAAGGTGCATCTGGTGCAACACACCCAGTTTTAGCTGAAGCGGTAACACAGTTTCAAGCTCAAGCTTACAAAGAATTATTACCTGCTGATGGTCCTGTAAGAACAGATATCATTGGTGTTAAGAATCCACAAACTGAACAACAAGCAGAACGTGTAAAAGATTACATGAACTATTTAATAATGGATACCATGAAAGAGTACGAATCAGAATTTGATTCTATGTTATTTCATTTACCATTAGCTGGATCAACTTTTAAAAAAGTATACTACGATGTACCGATGGGTAGAGTGGTATCGAAGTTTGTACCAGCAGATGAATTAGTCGTTCCGTATACAGCTACCTCATTAGATGATGCGGAAGCGATTATTCATAAAATAAAAATTTCAGAAAACGAATTAAGAAAACAACAAGTCAACGGTTTTTATTCTGACGTAGATGTTGGACCTCCAGGTGAAGATTCAACAAGCGATGAGATTGCTAAAAAAGAACGTGAACTAGATGGCACAAAGAAAACAGGTAAGAACGAATCTGTATATACTTTATTAGAGTGTCATGTAAATTTAGACTTAGAAGGTTTTGAAGACGTTGGTGCTGATGGTCAACCAACAGGAATAAAATTACCTTACATCGTAGCAGTCGAAGAAGGTAGTAGGAAAGTTCTTTCGATTAGAAGGAACTATGCGCCCAATGATCTAAAGAAAAATAAGATCCAATATTTTGTCCATTTCAAATTTCTGCCAGGACTTGGATTTTATGGCTTTGGACTCATTCACATGATTGGCGGATTGAGTCGTACGGCAACGGCGGCTCTCCGTCAATTATTAGACGCTGGAACTTTATCGAACTTACCTGCTGGATTTAAACAGAGAGGTGTAAGAGTTAGAGATGAAGCATCACCAATACAACCCGGTGAGTTTAAAGATGTAGATGCACCAGGTGGTAATTTAAGAGATGCATTCTTTCCATTACCATACAAAGAACCTTCTCCAACATTATTAAATTTATTAGGTGTTGTAGTATCTGCTGGTCAAAGATTCGCGGCTATTGCTGATATGCAAGTGGGCGATGGTAATCAAGGCGCTGCAGTTGGAACTACAGTTGCACTTCTTGAACGTGGTTCAAGAGTCATGTCTGCAATACACAAAAGATGTTACGCAGCGATGAAGAATGAATTTAAATTATTATCAAAAGTTGTTGCACAATATTTACCACCTGAATATCCGTATGATGTTGTTGGCGGTGCACGAAATATTAAACAAACAGATTTTGATGACAGAGTAGATATTATACCTGTTGCAGATCCAAATATATTTTCAATGTCTCAAAGAATTACTTTGGCACAAACACAATTACAAATTGCAACATCAAATCCACAGTTACACAACATGTATCAAATTTATAGAAACATGTATAATGCGATTGGTGTAAAAAATATTGATGCAGTATTACCACCTCCTGCACCGATGGCTCCAATGGATCCAAGTATGGAACATATTAGTGCAATGGGAATGAAACCTTTCCAAGCATTTCCTGGTCAAGATCACCAAGCACATATTACAGCTCACTTAAACTTTATGTCGACTAACATGGTAAGAAATAATCCATCAATTATGGCTGCAATACAAAAAAATATACTTGAACACATCTCAATCATGGCTCAAGAACAAGTTCAATTAGAGTTTAGAGAGCAAATGAAACAAATGATGATGCTTCAACAACAAGCTGCGGTAAATCCACAGGCTCAACAACAACTTCAACAAATAACACAAGCGATTGAAGCAAGAAAAGCAACGTTAATTGCTGAAATGACTGAAGATTACATGAAGGAAGAGAAAAAAATTACATCACAATTTGATTCTGACCCTCTATTGAAGTTAAAATCACGTGAAGTTGACCTTAGAGCGATGGAAAATGAGCGAAAAAAACAATCTGATGAAGCAAATCAAGACTTACAAAGGTCTAAATTGATGCAAGCACAAGAACTTGCAGAAGATAAGCTTGAACAGAACGAAGATTTAGCTAAATTACGTGCTGGAGTTAGTCTTGCAAAGCAAGGTGTACAACAAGCTCAATTTATGATAGACGATAATTAATAAAAAGGAGTAAAAAATGCAAAAACTAGATAAAATAACAGAAGTTAAAGTTGCAGATCAAGAAGTTGAAATCGATCCAAGATCAAAAACAACTGCTGACAAAGCTTTTAACTTAATTGGTACTGGTGGACCTGAAGAAGAAGTTCAAGGTCAAGGTGCAGTGCTAGCTGAAAAGAAAAGAAAATCTAAAGCTTACTAATATGTGGTTCAGTGCTCTTAAATTAGCACTTTCTGCAGGCAGTAAAGTGTATGCTAACAGACAAAAAGCAAAAATGGCTATGTCTGAGGCACAACTATTGCATGCTGAAAAACAAGCACGTGGTGAAGAAGCTTACCAAGGTAAATTACTAGAAGCAAGACAATCGGACTGGAAGGACGAGGCGGTTTTGATAATTTTGTCGGCGCCAATAGCGGTTTTGGCCTGGTCAGTGATAAGTGAAGATCCTGAAGCGATGGACAAGGTAAAATTGTTCTTTGAAATGTTCTCACAATTACCAAGTTGGTTTACAAATCTTTGGATACTTGTAGTTGCGTCGATTTATGGTATAAAGGGAACACAAATTTTTCGAAACGGAGGAAAAAAATAATGTCAGGTAGATATAATTTAATAAAAGAATTTATTGTTAAACCAGTTAAAAATTTAGTTAAAAGTAAAAAAACTTCACCGACTATCACAGGAACACAACCTAACGTTGGTAATTTGAAAAAAAATAGGGATGCAATAGACAAAATTATAAAAACAACTGACAAGTATATTTCAGCTACAAACGATGCAAAAATGCCTATGGCAAGAGACCTTAGAAGAGTAGGATCTAAAAGTGTTAAAAACATGGTCAACATTTTAAAAACAGCAGAGAGAAATAAAAGATCACAAGATATGTTTGAAGCTGCAAAAGGTAGAAAAAATTTAAAATTTGGAAGTAAACCAAAAAATAAAAATATAGAAAAAATAAATAAAACTTTTAAACCAGGAACTGTTCCAAATAAATTAAAAGGTTTTTCAAAACTACCAGAAAAAGTTCAAGAAAAAATAAATAAAAAATTAGCGAAGAAGGTTTAACATGGCTAAACTTTGTGCAAAAGGTAAAGCTGCAGCGAAGCGTAAGTTTAAAGTTTACCCTTCTGCATATGCTAACATGTATGCATCAGGAGTTTGTTCAGGTAAAATAACACCAGGTGGTAAGAAGGACAGAAAAAAAGCTATGGGTGGTGGAATGATGGACATGACTAGAATGAAATATTTAAAAGGAGGACAAGTATAATGTCAAAAAAAAATAAAACAATTCCTGTATCACATTCAAAAGATCATCCGGATGTAAAAACAACAGAAAAAATTATTAAAAAAGATAGAGAAAAAGCAAAAGAAAATTTCCCTATTCTTTCTAAAGTGTTTGGAACAGGTGATCCTAAAAAAGATATAGAAAAAGCAAAAAAAGTTGCAGATACTTTACAAACTATGGCTTCAAAAATGAGAACAGAAACAGAAGGCTCTTTTGCTAAAGGTGGAAGAGTAGGTTTAAAATCTGGATCTAAAGGTTGTAAACTTGCTAAAAAAGGCAGAGGAAGAGCTTACGGAAATAATTCGTAATGAGAGCCTACTACTCAAAGGGAGGACTTAGAGAATGGGTCAAACAAAAATGGGTAGACATCGGAGCTCCAAAGAAGGATGGAAAGTATCAGCCATGCGGGAGGTCGAAAGGCTCAAAGAGAAAATATCCAAAATGCGTACCACTTGCAAAAGCCACACGAATGACAAAGTCACAAAAG